GCAAGGAAAAAATGCAAATCCTTTAACTGCGGGTAGACAATGATCTCTGTCACTATTACTGATTCAAGACCTGGCCAAAACTGGAAATGACCCTGCCTGATGCCTTCAGCAATATCCTCAACACTGTGACTGCCTCCAGAGTATTCTAGTGCCGCCGCCACATGATGGCGCAGTCTCTCAAACTCTTTCCAATCAATCAACGCTTGCCTGCCGCCACCGCGTCAACTCTGGTCACGCCAACGCGCCAATCCTCCAGCACAGCGCCGGTGTACCGAATCTTTACCTGACGGCCTGAAAACCTTGCATCTGTGGGCTGTGACGCTGGATATGGGCCGTGTGTCGTTTCCGCTGATGTCGGATACATCCGAGACTTGAAACTGATCTGCACCTCGCCAAGCGTCATCTCGTCAGGAATCACCTGACGCACCGACATGATGTTCTCTCCGACACCAATCTCATACGGTCCAGACTCAGCATAGACCGAGCCTGAGTCATAGTCATAGCCAACCTCGTGCTCGTAGATGTAGCCTGATGCGTCCACCATGATGGGATTGAGGTACACGCCACGGTCAACGCCAGCAGTGCGCCCCAAAGTTCCAATGTTCCAATGGCCTTCGCGGTAGTTGTAGACCACATAGGAGTCATTCTCATTGCTCGCGCTTGATGGGTAGAACCACCAGACTTCGCCATACTTTGAATTGTGGACAGCGTAGACCTTTGACGCTTGGTTGTAGTTCATGTTGCTGAACACATAGTCCGAGACATCGCAAGGCATTGGCTTGACATATCCGTCAAACATCCAGAAACCTGATCGAGACATCCACATGGCGGCAGAGTCGATGGCGGCCACCGACTGAGATGAAATCACCCCACAGCCTGCACCAACACGCTCAAACTGATAAACATAAGGCAGGCCGACATAAGTCGCGGTGTGGACATCGACATCAGTAAACAGCAGATTGATGCCCCTGACGCGCTTTCCGCACTTCAATGAGCCAACCGTGTTCAGTTCAAAGTCACCTGCCTGATTGGTGGCGGCAGCCGTCCAGACGGTGTTGTTTTCCTGATCGCACCACTTAACCAGACGCGGATTGCTGGACGCGCCCAAGGCAAACAGGAATCGCTCGGCGGTGGAGAGCACAGCCGCGCAACCGGTTGGCGCGTTGGTGATGGCCACCGCCAAGGTTGGCGTTGCAAAGCCCAATTGCCACTCGTAGAGTTTGCCATCGGTGTCGGCGCACGCCACCAGATACTCGCCCCAAGTGTCCAGACTCCATGTGGTGGCAGGCGCAACAGCACCGGCATCGGGACGCGCCACGCCATAGGCAAATGAGCCGTAAGTGTTGTAGCCATAGCCTGTGCCGCTGACCGCATCGGCACGGCCAGATGCGATGCCTGATGGCGTGATCTCTTTGAGAACATTGTTCTCGTCCATGGCGTAGAGCTTGGACTGCGTGCCAGCGGCAATGTATCGAGCACCTGAGTTTGTCTTCCAAGTCAGGATGCCACGGCACTTGCCTGTCATGGCGCTGGCCGACTTCTTACGCCAACCGCCAATGGGACGCAAGGTGTTTTCAAACCAGCGTACAAGGTTTGCGTCATACCAGCGTCCGGCAGACTGATACTCAGTGCCGTTTCGGTAAACGCCAGGTGGGATTTTGAGTGGTATGAGTGCCATGGCTGAATTATGCGGTTTCTTGCGATAAATTGGACACGAATGACATGGTGGCGATGACAGATGGCACGGCTGGTCTGTCTGGCGTTGTGCTTGTTGCGTAATGTTCCATCGACACGCCAACATCTGATGGCCGCCACATGATCTCCACATAGTCATTGGCCATCAATTTGGTGAAAAAATTCAAAGCGGCAATAAGGTGAGACGGGTCGCCAGATGATTTTCTGGCTGACAAGCCAAATCTGCTGTTTGATTTGTCAATGTTTGTGCCGTTCTTGCGAATCCAGACATCCACATCCTGCGTGTCGTTGGTGGTGTTCTTGAATTGAATGCTGAATTGCAAGTTGTAAATTCCATCCTGAGACACATTAAGTCTTGACGAATTCGACAAGGTAACGCCATTGCTGAAGTCAGTGGTGTCAAATGTGACGGCATAGGCCGTTGTCGTGTTGGCCGCCGTCTGGTCTGATTGTCTTGAAACGCACCATAAGGCGCGTTCAGCCACTTGCCACCGCGCGGTCCAAACAATGCCGATAACAGGTTGGTCAGTTTGATGAAGTAGGCATTTAACGCGCCAAAGGATTGGCCAAAAAACCTCTCGTCATATTTATCACTTGGCGCACCAAGGTTTGGTGGCGCTGGTGTCGTGATCTGCTGATCGAGGTTTGTGGCCATGGATTACGCCACCAAGCCTGGCAAGTAAGTCGTTTTTCCGGCAACCTTGGTGGCGGTCAACTCTTGCTTTTTCAAATTGTTCGGGTCATAGCTGACATGAACCCAGCCGCTGTCGGGAATGCCTGGCGTGTAAAACTCCAAAATCAACTGCGTGTACTCAAGGTTGTCCATGATCCACTGCGCGAGGTCAGCGTTGGCCACGCCAGGTATCTCAATGTCTGCCGCCATGCCTTTGCAATGGTCGCTGGTCTTAGAGCCGCCAACCGCCGCATTTGACTCTGGTGAACGGTACGCAGAGTTCACCTTCACGCCCTTGCCGTAGTGGTCACGCACTGGCTGCAACACCTTTTCGCACAGCAGACGCAGATTCTCGGTGGCCTCTGCATCAGGCGTGTTGTCAAAGCCCATACGCAGGGCAGTTTCCGATTTGCTTAATTCATGCAGGCTGAAGTTGGCGGTCAGATTCATTTCATGTTCCTCAAGGTTTCGTAGGTTTCGATGCAGGCGTTGAGCTTTCTGATGGCGGCATCTCCTTCGGCGGTGATGGCGTTAAGAGCATCAGCAGTCTGTCGGTCAAGTTCGGCTGATGTTGTTCCGCCGTCACTTCCGCTGGCAGGGGTGGCATCACTGGTGGCTGATACGGCTGGGCAGGCTGGCGCTTTGACAGGAATCCGCAGGCTGAAAGTGCCAGTGGCAAGATCAGCACGCAACTTGTTTTCTTTAGCTTTTGCAGCATTGTTCGCCTTTCGTAATGTCTCACCATAAGTCTGCGCCACCTTGGACATGGCCTGCTCAGTCTCCCTCGCCTTGGCGTTGAGTTCAGCAATCTCGATTTGTTGGCGCTGATACTCGTCACTTTTGCCCTTGGAGTAGCCGCCGCCAAAGGCAGACAGCATGGCCAAGACAAAGCCAAGTATCACCCAAGGGTTGAAAATACTCATCCTTCAGCCTTGCCCCTGACATACGCTTGTGCCGCCATGAAAGCCACCACAATCGTACCCATGGCGGCGCAGTAGGTAGTCGCCAAGCCGTTCAAGGCATTGACCTTCTCCAGCGACACCAACTCAGAGGCCATATATGCAATGATGGCGGGAGGAAAGACCAAAGCCGCCCATGCCATGATGCGCTGTTGATCGGCCATCTTGTCCATGTTCTCGATGGTGATCATGCGCTCAGATCTTGCCAACTCAGCATCAGTGACAACGCCATCATGGTCGGTGTCAAACTTGTTGAATGTCGAGTTTTGTTCCAACTGCTTACTCATCTTTTTTCCTTTCCTTTTGCTCAATCTCGCGTCTTAACTTTTCCACTTTTTCAACCTGTGCCTTGGCCTCGTTCTTCGTTTCCAAGACATCCAAATACAGTACCGCCATCAAAGGCAACAACAGGGCAATCAGTACGCAAGCCGCAATCCAGCCAATCATTTCTTCCCCCAATGACTTACGAACCACAGCCACAGCCACAGGTACAGGAGGAAGATAGAAGTCGCCACCACTGCTGCCAGCTTTGCTTGGAGGTTTCTTTCCTCTTGCCTTTGTAGCCATGCCGCTTCCCGCTTTTTTGCTTCCTCCTTGAGTCTAGCCTTTTCCTGTTCCTCTGAGATGACCTCGCGCATCTTGAAGACCTCGGAGTACAGTGCGCCCATCTCTGGCGGTGACTGATACACCATCGTCTCTCGGATTTGAATGACCAACCTGTCCATCTCTTGCTGTGCCATCACGCGCTTGAGCGCGGCTTCCATCAAGTTCTGATCTGGATCGTAGACAGTTTGGCTTTTTTCTTCTTCCTCCCTGATGTGCGCGGCCAGTTGTTCTTGTAGCTTGAAAAATTCGGTCAGGTTTTTGACAATGTCAATCTTGACCTGTGTCTCGTCAACAGCGACATAGGCTTGTTTCTTTTTCGCCAAAGGCTTTGCTGTGGCGGCTGGCTTTGGTTTGCTGCCAAAGAACGACAGCAGTTGATTCCAAAAGCCGTGAACCTCTTTGCCAATGGCAATGACTTCATCAGCCGTTGCCTTAATCTCAACAAAGGACTCTTTGGCCTGCTTGTACAACTCGCAGCCAGCTTGGATGTTCTTGACCAATCCAGCCGCAAGTAGACAGATGCTGATCGGATCAATTTATAGCCCCAGCATTTTTTTAACAATGTCAGCGGCCACGCCTGGACCAAACAAGATGGCGGCAATCACGATATACAACTGGATTTCGATCTTCTGCATTCTGGCTTTGCCAGATTCCAACTTTTCCTCAATCGCTTTATACCGTTGATCGCAAATCGCCTGATGGATGGCGAATTCTTTCTCTACATCGTTCATCACTGTGCCTCATTTGGCGCTGGTGTTGCTGCTGCCGCATCTGCAAGTGCTTGCGCTTCGGCAGCCGCTTGTGCTTCAGCCGCTGCTTGTGCCGCTACTGCCGCATCATGTACTGCTTGTTCTTCAGCGGTGTACTCAACTTGTGTGGTTTCACCTGTTTGGACATTTACTACGATTCTGTGTGTCATGGTTTAGCCTTCATAAAGAATGTTTACACTGCCGCCATCAAAAGTATCTGTGCCATTGACTGTGGTGATGCGGACTCGGTCTAGTACGCCACCCAAAGTACAAGAGCCAGACACTAAATTACCAGAGGCATTGTCAGAGCGAGAAAAATTACCTGTAGCTGTCCATACATAGGAAGCCGCATTTAATTGCGTAATCACAA